TAGGAATGAAAAGAAGCGGCTATCTAACGCAGCTAACCGAGCGTTCGATGATGAGCAGCGCCAAGAGCTTCTTAGGAAAGCTAATCTTTATGACCCTGTAAAAATCGTTCAAGCTGAGCGTGAAAAGACGGTCAACATATTAGCTGGACTAGCTCGATACTCTGGTAAGAAAAACCATCTTACGTTTTCTATTCAGGGTTTAACCGGACGTACCCATGTCCAACAAACAATCTATAATCCGCAATCACACAAAGTTATCCGCGGTGCTGTAGGTGGTGGTAACGTATTCAAATGGGAAGCTGGTAAGGGCGGTGCTTTAGAAGCTGCTTGGAAAGAAACCATAGCTACTAGGTTATTTAAGAAGGAAGGGTTTGCTAAGACTGCAGAACTGAGTGAAGCTGAACGTATCAAATTGTTTAATGAAAACCAGCAAGGTAACACTGGTGCATACGTTCAAGCAGTAGCTTGGGGTAATGAACTCCTTAATGCTTCTAAGAACTTTGATGTAGATGCTGCAAAAGAAATAATTGTTAGACTACGTAATTCAAATACACCTGAAGAAGCTAGAGCAATTAAACTAGAAATGCAACAGCGCTTTAGTAATGACCCGCTCTCTGCAAACTTAAAGGCAGAGCTAGCAAGACATGGTAAAGAGTTTGGGTTCTTCGCTGGCTACTATATGGAGTTAGCTAAGTACGACAAAGCAATCCGTAGTAACGCACCAGATGGCAAGCAGTTCACCTCAACAATTACTGTTGAGATGGATGGTAAGACACACGGTCCAGCTACAAATGCTGCGCTACTTGGTATCCCAGAGATGGCTAAGCGTGGTGGTTTAATTCGTACCCAGGATCTTACAGCTACTGATGAGATTGATTTGCGTATTGCAATGAAAGATTACATGCAAAGCAATGTTGCTAAGCAGGCTGGTGCTCTCTACTCGGCGGAGCATGCTGCAGAGTATTCTGAAATCTTAAATCTTGCAGTTCAAGATAAAGAAAACTTCCTTAAGAAGTCACCTATGACTATGGGTTACGGACAGGAACTGCAATCACTTAAGATGCATGTAGATACTACCGTATTTACTGGGCCTAATGGTGATCAGATCAGAGCTATCGGTAATACAATAAAGGCTACACCTGATGAGATCATTGATTTTCTTCATGCGATGCTTGTTGATTCTATCTTTAACGTGCTTGATGCAAAGGTGGTAGCAGCCGGTAGGTTGCTTAAAGCAAATGCCTTTTACTCTATCATTACTAATGAAGTACTTTACTTTGATAATGCTATGGGTTTCCGAAGCTATGCTGCTGGTAAGCAGATGGTTCCTGAGCTTACTGAACAGACATCCTTTTCATTTAGACCTGAGGAAGGTCAAAGCAAAGGTAAGAAGGTTTCAGTACAGCTGTATCGTGAACGAGCAGAGGGTTCTGCAGTTCGTCCAGAGCTAGGCCCAGGAGGTTATACCACTGGTCGTATCCAGCCAGTTGCAGTGCAGTCTTACGATGGCAATATGATATCTCGTACAGGTAGCGATGCATCTTGGAAAACAATTACAGATAATGTACCACAAGGTGCTGATCCATTTGTTCTTCCAATCTTTGATGCTTATGTTGTAGACTTAGGTACACTAGCCTCTGTTAGACAAGAAGCTAACCGGCATTGGTATAATGGTATTGCTAATCATAGCTACACTAATGAGATCTTTACTAACTGGTATCAGCAAACATCTCAGGAAGTTAAAAAGAAACTTCTTGATGGTGGTAATGCAGAGCTAGAGGTAGATTGGAAGGCAGCTGGTGAAGGCCAAGGTCCTTTCCGTGGGTTAGCGTTTCAATTTCAAAGTGCAAAAGGTGGTAGGCATCTTAATCTACGTCAATCTTTTAAGCGTACTATGCAGTTTAGAGCAAAGAAGTCTGGTGAATCTGTAGAGGAGTATATGAAGTTCATTGGTGGAACAGCTACTAAAGTTACTAAAGAAGTACTAAAGCGAATCGCTGATGCAGATATTGATATTAGCTCAGACAAGTTAACTAACCGTGAAGTGTTTACTATAATTAATATTATAACGAATGCTAATGGATTGTCTACTAGAAATGTTAGTGCTTCTAAGCTGATCGAAGCTGATAAGAAAGACATGCTTGCTATGGTCCGTAAAGAACCACGCAACGTAGACCTCTAGCTGCATGTAATCCCTAAGGTTGCAAAAAAAAATAACCCCTGAGAATACCGTAATGGTACTCTCAGGGGCTTTTTTATTTCTTATATATCCTCATCATCTTCTTCTAATTCAATAAGAATAAAATGACGATTGCTAATAAACACAATGGTCCATAAACATAAACTAGATATAAGAAAGAACGGTGCTACGGCTAAATCAATTATCATCGATTTTACGGTAGGCTTCTTGTTTCCAGTCTCTTGCATATCGCTCACCATCTTCTCCTTTGTTAGCGTAGTATTCTTGTACGCGTTTATATTCTGTTTCAATAATCAACTCATCGAGTTGTCTGTCAGTCATTTTATCGGCTAAAGATTCGTCCATCTTTAATTCACGCAATGCTGTTTTGTTATCGGGTTCAAGCCCTAAACGAACCGGGAGAATCCCCGGTTGTTTACGCGAAGAAGTAGTCACTGTTGTATACCTCTCTTATCTCCAAGGCACCTAGGCCTGGTTGTGGATGGTTAAAATTATTTGGATTAGTGATAATCATTTGTTGTATAACTGTAAAGAAGTTATCGTAGTCATACATGTCTACAAATTTATCTTTAATTATTTCTAATAGATCATCAATGTCACAGGCATGTACACTAAATGAATCATGGATAGCACCAAAGTCGCTGCCCCATTCTTTAATTACCTGTGCCATATGTGCAGCATCCATAGAGTGCACAAAGTTTGGTGAGATACCAGACATGAATGAGCGTATCTTAGGCTTGTCTGTATTCTCTTTACCTACATGTTGGATACGTATGGTATCAGTCAGTTCTTCTGTACCATCTTCCTTACGGATTACCGGCTTAACCTTACGTTCACTGCAGCTAATGGTAGCCTTCTCTTTGAACTCGTTATCTATGAATGCTTCGTAGATAACAGGGAAGCCTGATGGTGTTGTCCAGTTGATAGACTTCTGATGTGTTTCTTTAGCGTAGTCTGAAGCAATTTCTGCCTCAGCTATTTTCTGTAGAAACTTCATAGTCTGTAGTGGACCTGCACATACCTCATCGATTGCTTTAACTAAATGCTTAGCAAGCAGTTGGCAATCTTCCTTAGAGATATTGTACTTATCGAGGTAACCCTCTGCATGACAATCCATATACATGTTCTCAGCTATCTTTAATGCACCCGCACTATAGGCACGGGTCATTGAACCACGCTTAGCAATACCTTTACGTATATGTTTCATGGGCATCTGGCGCTCGCTGAACCACTCTGGTAATCTAGTAATAAGATTCTTAGCACACTGTACATAGAAGTCTTTCTGGATCTCCTGAGGAACTACCCCTACTAGCTCACCAGCTTCTTTATCTTTAGACATTGCACACAAATGTTGCCATCCGTTGTTGCTACCATCTACTGGGATTGGGAGATACGTATAGTAGTCTTCATCAGATTGAAGTGCATTATAGATTTCTAATACACATGCAAGAAGTGTGATTGGTTTTTCAGCTGATAACTCAATACGTTCTTCAGCTGCAATTTCCATTAGCATATCTATATTATTATCAGTCCATGCTTCACGGTCTTCAAGCGTCATCTTATCCACTGAGATATCCTCTAAGCCTTCATCTTTAAGGCAGGGTAAGTAATCAGTAGATAGCCAATCAGGTAGGTTATCTTTATTGTATGTTTGATTGTAGCAACATGCAATATGTATTTTCAATCTTCTTAAACCTGCTTCGGTCATTGGTTTACCAGTAGCAAATAACATTTGTCCTCTGGCAATGTCATTACTTTGAAAGTTTAAGAAGGGTGTGGTGTAATAAATACGTCCACGATAATCCGCTTCAGTATATTGATAAAAGGTATGGTCATTTATTAATTCAGACCGTGCCATTGTTAAATCAAATTCAATTACCTTAGACTTATATTTCTTTGGTAAGTGTTTGTGTTGATCTAATATCTTTTATCGATTACGATTTAAGATATCCCGTATCTGTGTATTAATTTTCCACGGAGTTTGTTGTAGAACATTCATGCTTTTAACAAAGTCGCGACTGAGATATTGCATAAACTCATTGCCCCTTTGTTCAGTCCAGCCTTTAATAACTGGGCGTTCTGTTGGTTGCATAAGTTCTGAAATATCTTCAGGCTTTTCAAATACCGTACCAAGTAATAAGTTTTTAGAACCTGCTGGAATCTCTAAGTTCCATAGTTCTGGTACAACAATATAGTGAGTACGACTTCGTTTTAACCCACGGTCTAGACCTTCCATTGGTACAAAGCTATCATCTTTATTTTTACCAATGTTAATCTGATGTGTTTGATAGAACGCTTCAAGAAACAAATCACCCATCATTACACGTAGCTTAAACCATTCCCAAGGTGGTTGATCATCGTGATAGTATTTAATATCATCGAGGATGTGTGCACCAACTGTAGTACTCAAGTGAGTAAGGTTAGCTTCACCTTGGTATGATTTGTTTCCACGTATACTGTTGCGAGTAAAGTGTTGTTGAATTGTATCCATTGTAAACACGAGGTAGGCTTTAAGGTCATCTTCAGTTGTTAACTTCAGTAGACTACAAGCAATATGCGCTTTAGCTTTTCTTATCTTCTCCGTCAGGTATTGGAGTTGTGCTTGCATATTTAATCCTATCTATTGACATGCGAGATACAGGCATTAGTAATAAGATACCTGTTTCATCTTTATACTTATCAGCAAAAACCACTCGGCTAATGCCACTTTGTAATATTAGTTTAGCACATTCTATACACGGTGAAAGTGTACAGTATAGTGTTGCATCTTCAGAAGACCCTGTGCTTTTAGCTAGCTTACATATTGCATTAGCTTCAGCGTGGATTACTTCTTTATGGGTTGCACCATTGGCATGCTTGCAGTCATTCGACATGCCCGAAGGCATGCCGTTATAACCCATACTAAGTATGTTACCGTCTTTAACAATTACAGCACCAACTTTTGTATCTTCATCGTGACTCATTTGTGCTACACGAAATGCAATATCCATAAATAATTGATCAAGTTTTAATTGTGTTGGCATAATTATATACTCGTAAAAGTTTCATCAAGTGTTGAGCTTAGTCGTCCTGTTTCCGGAGAATAAGCGGCAGCTCCAGCTGACCCAGTTTTTCCAGTGAATCGTGACTTGAGGACTCTAAACTTAATGGTGTTTCTTTCTGTATCATTGTCTGATACCAAGTTTCTCGCAAAGGCAATAATGTCGAACGAGATCTGCTTGATCGAGCCACTGCCTTTGATATCATCGATCGACGCAAGGTTACCCTCCTCAAATGATTTGCCACCGCCTGGTGCTTTTCTCAGGTGTGAGATTAGACCAAGCCATATGTTATGTTTCTTCACAATCTTAAGTAGATCACTCATGAGTTTATCTACCGCTTCGTTACCACCCAATCCTTCAGAGCCTTCAGATACTGCAATGGTAATGTGATCAAGGATGAGATACTTACAACCCATGAGCGCCATGTATTCAATCTTATCCAAGAGCGAAGTGTCCGAACAAGATCCTTGATGGTCGAGAAGTACAAGCCTTTCGTCCTTGAAGACCTGCTCAAATCCTTTTCTAAGTTCCGCATCTGAGATAGCCTTAAGGTCCATGCTAGATCGCTGGAGTGCCATACCGATAAACTTTTCTGCAGTATCTCCAACACTTTCTTCGAGAGATATAAGTCCAATCTTATCGTTAGTCTTAGCCAGTAAGTCAAGAGCAATCTCTTTAATGACAGTAGACTTACCGCTACCAGTGCCAGAAGTAAATAAAGTAATTTCACCATGTCGTATTCCATTTAGTTTATTGTTAAGTCCATCAAGACAGGCAGGGTATGGGATGCTTTCAATTGACTGGCGAGCTTTGAACTGTTCCCAGATTGGTTCGCCAACTACAATACCAGCTGGTGACCAGGTCTGTGCATCCCAGTAAGCTTGAAGTAATTTAGAAGAGCCATGCTTTAGTAGCTCATCTGATGGATCTTTTTCTATTAGCTTAGCAACTTTACATCTACCAGCACCAATAATCTTTGCTGCTTTCTCGACAGCTGCTTTACCAGCTTCATCTTGATCAAAGAATAGTACAACGGTTTCAAAGCGTCGGATAAATGACAGTTGATCTAGTAGTACTTTAGTACCTGATGCAGATGGGATGGATACTACAGGAAATACTTTGTTGTACTTATCATAGAACGCTTGAGCCATTGCGCAAGCATCTAGTTCGCCTTCAGTAATCACAAGAGACTTACCACCCATAGCTTGTGCTT